ATCCTCTCGTTCAGCGGACTCTCGATCGACGGCCTCCGCGGACTCTCGACCATCGGCTACGCGCGAGAGACCATCGGATCCGCGCTCGCCGCCGAGCGCCACGGCGCGCGCTTCTTCAAGAACTCGGCGCGCCCGAGCCTCGTGATCGAGCGCCCGAAGGACGCGCCCTCGTGGACGCGCGACGCGGCCGAGCGCTTCGTCGAGTCCATGAAGGAGAAGTGGGGCGGCAGCAACAGCAGCACCATCGGGCTCCTGGAAGAGGGGATGACGGCCAAGGCGCTGACGATCTCGAGCAAGGATGCGCAGTTCATCGAGAGTCGGAACTACAACCGGACCGAGATCGCCGGGCTCTTCCGCGTCGGCCCCCACAAGATCGGCGACCTGAGCCGCTCGACGAACAACAACATCGAGCACCAGGGGCTGGAGCACCTGACCGACTGCCTGCTGCCGCGCCTGGTCCGCAACGAGCAGGCGCTGAACCGCGCGCTGCTCACCGACGCGGAGCAGGAGGACTACTACGTCGAGTTCCTGGTCGACAGCATCGCGCGCGCGGACCTGAAGACCCGGATGGAGGCCTACGCCGTCAGCGTGCAGAACGGCTTCCTGAGTCCGAACGAGGTCCGCTTGAAGGAGAACGAGGGCCCGCGTGACGGGGGCGATGCGTTCTGGCGCCCCGCCAACATGGTCTCCTCGGACGCCCCTGAGCCCGTCCCCCCTCCCACGCCCTGAGCCGCCCATGAGCACGCATCGGTCCCTCATCAAGCTCCCTCCCGCGCACGCCAGCGCTGCGGCGCCGGCCGCGCGCCCGAAGCCGGCGCGCGCGCGCGCGGGCGGGCGTCCCGACTTCCGGATCCAGAACGCCACCGGGGACGCCGCCGAGGTCTACATCTACGACGAGATCGCCTGGTACGGGGTGAGCGCCCAGGACATCGTCGACGAGCTGAAGGCGATCACGGCCCCGCTCATCCATCTCCGGATCAACTCCGCCGGCGGCGACGTGATGGATGGCATCGCGATCTACAACGCGTTCGCGCGGCACCCCGCCAAGGTGATCAGTCACGTGGACGGCCTCGCGGCCTCCGCGGCCTCGATCATCGCGCTGGCCGGCGACGAGGTGGAGATGAGCGAGGGCGCCTTCGTCATGATCCACTCGGCGTGGGCCTTCGCGATGGGCAACGCCACGGAGATGCGCCGCATGAGCCAGCTGCTCGACGCGGTCGACGGCTCGCTCGCCGGCATCTACGCGCGTCGTATGGGGATCGCGGCGGCCGAGGCGCTCTCCCTGATGGAGGAGGAGACCTGGCTCTCCGCCGACCAGGCCGTGGCGCAGGGCTTCGCCGACCGCATGGAGGAACGCACCGCGGTCGAGGCCTCGTTCGATCCGTCCATGTTCCAGCATGTCCCCGAAGAGGTCCGCATCGCCGCGCGCGGGAGCGCGCCGCGGGGCAGCCGCTCGGGGAATCGCCCGGAGACGATCCGGGATTTCGAGGAGCTCCTGCGGGATGCAGGCGGTTTCTCGCACGCCGAGGCGCGCCGCATCGCCGCCTCGGGCTACAAGTCGCAGGCCACTCCTCGGGATGAGCGTGCTCCGGCCCTCGACCTCTCGCCGCTCGCCAGCCTGGCGAGTGACATCCGCTCCCTCACCACGAGGTAACTCCCATGTACTCCCAGCATCGTGCGGCGATCCTGCTGCGCAAGTTCGCGGGTCGCTTCGACGCCGTGCGTCGCGGCGCCGGCGCGCTCGTGACGCCGATGGCCGGCAGTCCGCTCGGCGGGCTCGCCCTGCTCAGCTCCCCCGCCGCCGTGGCGGTCGGCTGGCTGCTCCTCGCCCTGCTCGCCGTCGCGTTCGTGCTCAGCGCGCTGCAGGGCGTGACGCCCAGCTTCGCCGCCGAGACGACCGCCCCGCTCGGCCTCGCCCTGGTCGGGCAGACCGAGGAAGTGAAGAAGATCAAGGACGACATCATGGCCGCGTTCGAGACCTTCAAGGCATCGAACGACCAGGCGCTCGCCGAGCTCAAGAAGAACGGCGCGGTCGACCCGCTGCTGCAGAACGCCGTGGACAAGGCGAACACCGACATCACGGCGCTCACGGCGAAGCTGCACGAGGTCGAGAAGCTGGCCGCCCGCCCGCAGTTCGAGGCAGCGCAGTCGAAGGAACAGATCGCGGCCCACAACCGCATCCGGGAGTTCCTGGCCGCACAGCGCGCCCTCGCGCCCGATGAGGTGGAGGTGACGTCAGAGATCGTTGCGCAGATGGACGAGTACCAGCGGGACATGCGCGCCTTCCTGCGCAAGGGCAAGGTGAGCGCCGCGATGTCGGTGGGCTCGGGTCCGGATGGAGGCTACGGTGTCTCACCGGACAAGTCGGGCCGGATCGTCGAGCTCGTCTACGAGTCGTCGCCGATGCGTGCCCTCGCCGACGTCCAGACCACGATCTCCGATACCTACGGCGGTGGCACGGACCTCGATGAGGCCGGCTCCGGCTGGGTGGGCGAGACGCAGAGCCGCACCGAGACCGACACGCCGCAGGTCGGCGAGTGGAGCATCCCGGTGCACGAGCTCTATGCCGAGCCGCAGACCACCCAGAAGAACCTCGACGACAACATCCGCGATCCCGAAAGCTGGCTCGCCAAGAAGGTGGCGGCCAAGTTCGCGCGCGACGAGGCCGCGGCGTTCGTCGCTGGCAACGGGATCAAGAAGCCGTCCGGCATCCTGGGCTATGCGCACGCGTCCGCGCCGACCGTGGCGAACTGGAAGCGCGTCGGGTTCATCAAGACCGGCGTGTCCGCGGACTGGGCCGCGACCAACAAGGGCGACAAGATCATCGACCTGATCCACACGCTCAAGTCAGCGTACCGCGCCGGCGCGATCTTCTTCGGGAACACGCTGACCATCGCGTCGGCCCGCAAGCTGAAGAACGAGGTCGACGGCACCTACCTCTTCCAGCCGGACGTGGTCAACGGGTTCATGGGCCGCCTGCACGGGCATCTGCTGGTGGACTTCCCTGACATGCCGGACATCGCTGCCGATTCGTACTCCCTCGGCTTCGGCAACCTGAAGGAGGGGTACACGATCGTCGATCGCCTCGGCATCCGCGTGCTCCGCGACCCGCTCACGAAGAAGGGCTGGGTCAAGTTCTACACCACGAAGCGCGTCGGCGGCGACGTCACGAACTTCGAGGCCATCAAGCTCCTGAAGTTCGGCACGTGATCCATGCGCGGGCGGTGCCTCCGGGTACCGCCCGCGTGTGTTCGCCGCTCCCGCTCCCTCCTTTCCCTCGCTCCCAGGAGACGTCGCAATGCGCGACCTCATGAACGACATCACGCCGAAGCCGGTGATCGCGCCGCAGGTCGGCACGGACAACACCGCGATGGTCGGCACGGCCATCAACCACAAGGGCTACGACTCGGCCACGTACATCGTCCAGACCGGCACGCTCGCCGACGCCGGCGCCGAGTTCACCGCGCTCCTCGAGGAAGCGGACGACGATGGGTCGGGCTCGCCCGACACCTACGCCGCCGTCGCCGACGACGACCTCGTGGGCACCGAGGTGCTGGCCAGCTTCATCCAGTCCGACGACAACAAGTGCTTCAAGCTCGGCTACCGTGGCGGCAAGGAATGGACGCGCCTCACGGTCACCCCGGCGAACAACGCCGGCAACGCGCCGATCGCCGCGGTCTGCATCCTCGGCCACCCGAGCGTCAAGCCGACGGCCAACCCGCCGGCCTGAGGGATCTGACGTTGCTGCAGCTGTGCCAGGTCGCTGAGGGGGTCGTGGTCCGTGCGCGCGCGCGTGACGCGTGCGGGCCACGCCGCCCCAGTGGCATCACCACCCGATCCACCAGACGGTGCACCCCGGGGACGCGATGGGCCTGACCCGGACCGTCGCCCCCGCCGCCGAGCCCCTCACGGTGCGTGAGGTCGAGCGCCACGTGAAGCTCGATGAGAGCATGGTCGAGCCCGTGCCCGACGCCCCGACCGTCGCGCGCGTCAGTCCCGCAGCCGCCGGCGACCTGAGCGTCGGGGTCTATCGCTACCGCGTGACGTTCGTGACCGCCGACGGCGAGACCGATGGCGGGGCGCTCTCCGGCACCGTCACCATCATGGACCCGGCCACGAACGGGCAGGTGGCCGTCACGGCCATCCCCCTCGGCGGCGCCGCGGTCACCGCGCGCCGACTCTATCGCACCGTCGCCGATGGCTCCGCCTACCTGCTCGTGGCGACGATCGCGGACAACAGCACGACGAGCTACACCGACACCATCGCGGACGACGCGCTGGGCGCCGGGATCCCGGTGGCCAACACGACGGGGGACCCGGAGTTCCTCGCGTTCATCGAGACGGCGCGTGTGTACGTGGAGGAGGAGACGCGCCGCGCGCTCCTCACGCAGACCTGGCGCCTGACCCGGGACGCCTTCCCCACCGGCGACGAGGCCGACCCGACGATCCGGCTCGCGCGGCCGCCCGTCCAGAGCGTCGCCTCGATCACCTACGTGGATCCGCTCGGCGAGACGCAGACGCTCGACCCGGCCACCTACGTGCTCGATGCCGCCGCCACGCCGCCGCGGATCCACCTCGCCTATGACGCCGAGTGGCCGTCGACGCGCGCGCAGCGGAACGCGGTCACGATCCTGTTCGTCGCGGGCTACGGGGATACACCGGCCGCGGTGCCGGCCCCGCTCCGCGCGGCCATGAAGCTGATGATCGGGCACTGGTTCGCGAACCGCGAGGCCGTGAACATCGGCAACATCACCTCCGAGCTGCCGCTCGCGGTCGCCAACCTGCTCGGCCCCTACCGTTGCCCGGAGGCGGCGTGACCGGAATCGCGGCGGGTCGCCTCCGGCACCGCGTGCGGATCCAGCGCACCGACCGCACCGACGACGGCGCCGGCGGCGCCACGCTCGCGTTCGTCGACGTGGCCACCGTCTGGGCCGACGTCCAGACGTCGGGCGGCCGCGAGGTGATGGAGGCGCGGAAGGTGAACGCGACGGTGACGCACGTGATCACCATGCGCTACCGCTCCGGCCTCACCCCCGCGCACCGGATCATCGCCGCCGGCGCCGCGCTCAACGTCCTGTATCTCGGCGACCCCGACGGGAAGCGCACGCGGCTGGTGGCGCAGTGCGAGCAGATCATCCAGCCCGCGGCGGCCTCATGAACGGGATCTTCAAGGCCACCTTCCAGCTCGAGGGCGCGGCCGACCTCGTGCGCCGCGTGCGCCTGATGGACAAGACGGTCCAGGCGCGCACCAAGCAGGTGATCCGCCGCGGGACGGACGAGGTGGTCGCGCGCGGCCGCGTACTCGTGCCCCGCCGCTCCGGCGAGCTCGAGTCCACGCTGCGCGCGGAGTTCTCCAAGGACGGCATGGTCGGCTACGCCAAGGCCGGCTACGGCAAGCTGCTGCGCCGCCGGTCGGGCACCACGCGCCGCCCGGACCACAAGGCGCGGCGCCGGCAGCAGGAACGGGCCGTGCAGCTCGCGCTGGCCAACACCTCGCGGCAGGCCCAGTCCGTCGCGGACCTCGGCGTCTACGCGCTCGTGGTCGAGTACGGCGACAAGCGCCGGAACAAGCCGGCCTCCCGCTACATGAACCGTGCGTTCGGCAGCGCGAAGCCGGGCATCGTCAAGGGACTGCAGCAGGCCGTGCAGGGCGCGGCCGACCAGGTGGTCCGGTGACGACCGCCGCGGTCGCGCTCACGCCGCTGCAGGCGGCGGTCATCACGCGGCTCAAGACCACGTATGGCGTCACGCGCCTCGTGCCCGCGACGGCGATCTACGACGCGGTCCCTCAGGATGCCCCGTATCCGCGCATCGTGTGGGAGGAGCCGAGTCAGATCCCGGACCGGACGTTCGGGCAGGACGGGTCGCAGTGCGCGTTCCGGCTGATCGTGGGGACGCAGGACGGATCCCCGACCACGGCGCGCGCAGGCAGCGCCGGCTTCAAGGCCGGGAACGCGATCGCCGAGGAGATCCTGGCAGCCGTCGGTGCGGTCTACCCGCAGCCCGACGACTTCACGCCGCTCGTCGTCGTCGGCTACGACCTCGTGGATCTGGAGCTCGTGGACCTCCGCGGTGACAAGCTCACCGACGGGATCACGCGCGAGATCGAGCTCTTCCTCGTCGCCACGCTCGAAGCCAACGCGGCGGTGACCGGATGAGCGGCGAGCCCGGGCGTACCCCGATGGACCGCATGGAGCGCGTGGACCGCGCCGAGATCATCCGGAAGGTCATGGAGATCAACGAGTGCGTGCACGCACTGCTCGACCTCGTGCTCCCCGAGGGCCTCCCCACCGAGTGCCCGCATCCGTCGGACAAGATCGTCGACGACAGCACCATGGATGATGCGGGCCAGCTGTACCGCTGCACCGCGTGCGGCGCGACCTCGCCGACCCCGTTTCCCACCTTCAGCAAGGACTGACTCATGCCCGGCATCGCAGGCAAGACCAACCGTTTCCGTATCGCGACTGCGGTGGACGGCACCTACAACGTCGTCGCGGGCCTCAAGAGCAGCGGCATCGAGATCAACGGCACGAACATCGACGACTCGGAGTTCGGCGTCGACTGGGTGCAGCGCCTCCAGGGGCTCAAGGACGCGAAGATCAGCCTCTCCGGCTCCTACCGTCCCGACGACACGACGGGGCAGGTCCTGCTGCGGTCGACGCTGCTGACCGACGCCGACCTCTGGGCCCGCGTGCTGCCGGACGGCACCGACGGATTCCAGCTGCAGGTCCGGGTCTCGAAGTTCGGCGTCGAGCCGGCGGTCGACGGGATCATCGGCGTCTCGATCGAGCTCGAGTGCACCGGCGCCGTCACCGTCTACACCGCGCCGTGACCGCGTTGCACGGCGCGCGCGCCCCTCTTCTCCTCACCTGACCCGGAGTCCCGATGCCCGGTATCGCTGGCAAGCGGGCCCTGGTGCGCGTGGCGGGTACGCCCGTCGCGTTCACCGACGAGCCCTGTTCGACCACGGACGATCAGACGTATCAGATCGACGACACCACCATGCGGTACTGGGATCGGGACGCGGCGATCACGGTGGAGGAGGACACGATCGCGACGGCCGAGGCCTACACGGTCAACCGGCTACTCGGCACCATCAGGTTCGCCACGGTGGATGCGGGCCGCGGCGCCGTCACGGTCTCAGGCCAGTACCTGCCGACGTCCGTGGCGGCCGGTGCCCGGTCCTACGCGGTCACGCTCGATCGCACGCTGCTCGACGACACGGACTTCGACAGCGCGAACGATGAGGACGGCTTCACGTCGAAGATCGCCGGGATGCTCGATGTCCAGGGCAGCATCGGTCGCCGCTTCCGCGTGAACCCGTACTTCGTCGACGCGCTGCTCGCCGGCGTTCCCGTGCTGCTCGAGTTCTACAGCGACCGCTCGGCGTCCCCGGACCTGGTCGCATGGGGCCTGCTCTCCAAGGAGGGCATCCAGTCCGCGATCGACGGCACCACGGACGCGGACTGCGACTGGCAGGGCGCGCCCGACGCCGACGGCAACGTCGCGGCCGAGCCGGCCTGACCCTCATCCACCACACCTCTCTCTCACCGGACCCTTGCCTCATGAGCGCTTCCGCCACACCCGCCGGTACCGCACCGAAGGCCGATGCCCGTTCCCGCTTCATCCGCGGCGGCCGCCGCAAGGCCGAACGCCTCACCATCACGCTCGAGGGCGAGCCCCTCGAGGTCGAGGTCCGGGCCCTCTCGGCCGGCGTCCGCGGCGACCTGATGACGGACTGCGTGAAGTCCGGCACGAACGAGGACGGGGATGACGTCCAGAAGGTCGATCTCGGCCAGATGTACCCGCGGCTCATCATCGCCTCGCTCTACGACGTGGACTCCGGCGAGCCGATCTTCCAGGAGGCCGACCTCGACGTCATCCGCGGCCTCGACGCCGCCGTCTTCGACCCCGTGATCAAGGTGGCGTCCCGCCTCTCCGCGCTCGGCATCGACTCGGCGAAGGTGATGAAGGGAAACTCCGACGCGACCACGGGCTCAGGTTCCGCTTCAGCCTCGCCCGAGAACTGAAGATGACCGTGGCCGAGCTCGGCGAGCGGATGAGCGCCGAGGAGCTGACCGGGTGGGAGGCGTGGTTCGCGCTCAAGCATGAAGACGAGGAGCGCGCCCGTCGCGCGAGCGGGAGCGGCGGGTAGCCATGGCGGTCGCGTCTCTTACCCTCAAGATCGCGGCCGACCTCAACTCCTTTACGCGCGACCTGCGCAAGATGACCCGCGGCGTCGACGAGGCCGCGAAGCACGTCAGTGAGATCGGGAAGACGATGACGCTGGGGATCACGCTCCCCGTCGGGTTGGCCGCCGCGGCGCTCAGCAAGTTCGCGGTCGAGAACGAGCAGGCGGCCGCCCGGATGCAGCGCGCGTTCGGGGACAGCGCCGACGCGGTGCACGCCGAGCTTGAGCAGATCATGCGGCTCGCCCCGCTGGCCGGGACCGAGATCCAGAACCTCGCGGTCCGCACGCGCGACACCGCCGCGGGGCTGGGCTTCGGCGCGCAGCAGGCTCGGCAGCTGTCCACGACGATGCTCAAGCTCGCGACCGACGTGGCCGCCTTCCGGAACGTGGCCACGGAGGACGCGCTCGAGGGCCTGATGAAGGGCCTGCAGGGGCAGACCCGCGGCCTGAAGGAGCTCGGGATCGCGATCGAGCTGGCCGAGGTGAAGCAGGAGGCCTACCGGCTGGGGCTGCTCAAGATCGGGCACGAGCTCACGCCGCTGGGCCGGTCGCTGGCCACGTACTCGCTGATGGT